ATCGTCATCCTCTTCCTCTTCCTCTTCCTCTTCCTCTTCCTCTTCCTCTTCTTCTTCAATATCTTGCTCAGGCTCTGTGTAATCTACAACTTCAACATTATCACTCTCTTCAGCAATCTTTTTAATTTTTTTAAGTTGATCATCAGGCTCTGCATTAGATGACAAAGCCTGATTTAATTTTTCAAATTTAGCAGTAAGTAAATTTATAGCGTCTTTGGTTCCTTCCAACTCTTCCTCAATTGAAAAAAGTCTTTTTGAACTTTCTACTTTAATTTGTATGTTCCTTATTTTTTCGTGTAAATCTCTTGCTAAAACCATTTAATCATCTCCTTTAAATATTTTTAGTCCTAAGAATATAATAAATAATAGGATGATATTCAATATTAAATAAAAAATTATACCTGACATTACGATATTATGTTTCCTTTCTTATCTCTTTTTATTGCTAGTTCCTCCTTCTCATAAATAACATCTAAGCCTTGTCTCTCTAACTCCCTCCATAGTTCGCCTTTTATACTATCTGATAATTCAGTTATTAAATCTAATAGTGTTCTGGCTGATTTATCATTATGTTTTTCAACATATTCATCCATATCACCACAACATACAAAAAGTTGTTGATAAAAATCGAATAATATTTTTTTATGATTTTTTTCTAAAAAATGTTTTTTTACTAAGTGGTCATAACTGTAAGTAGTATTTTCACTCATATCTTGTTCCCTCTCTTTCATCTTCTTCTATTGCGTCTAACCAATCTTCAACATTCTTGAAAAGTGGCACATCCTTTCGTACTTCTTCTTCGCCATTATTCCAAATTATTTTAATTTCATATTTGACGATACTTTGTTTTTCACTCATATCTTGTTTCCTCTCATTGCCCATTTAGGCGTTGCTAAATTTTCAAACCAATCTTTAACTGTTGGAATGAACCCTAAGTCCTCTCGTATATGTTGCTCTGCAATCCAACGAGTAGGAATTTTTTTACCTGTTGATATCGTAATTGTTTTTCCAAACTTTTCTTCACACCAATAACAACCAAGTGAATGATGTTTTAATGCTCTGTGATTTTGGAAAGCGTAATGTGATTTAGTATCATCAAACCAATCATGGATAGCTTGATAATCTTCTGGTGTTCCTCCATATTTTTTGGAGGAACTAACAGAGTGATGATAAGGATTAGCCATTAAAACTCTTCCTGATGTTGATGACTATCATAAGTAAAGACTGTGTAATCGTGATTGATTAATAAATCCTTTTCATTTTCACCTTTAGGGTTAAATGTAAAAGTAAATGTCCCCTCTTGTCCATCATTAATCTCCCAACCTCCATGTCTTTCTTCTAACATATCATAAGTTATATCTTCAAGATAAGTTATGAAACTACAAATCGTTGAATCTTTATGAATGTCTTTTTTTAATTCGTCTGATAATGGACTATCTTTTGGAATAGTTACTGACTCAGGTTCGTGTGAATATCCTGCATATTTAGAAAAAAGGTTTTGATCTTTCCTAAAAAAATCAATGTCCTCTATTGCACCACTATCTCCACTACCTGCATAGTTGACCTCTACTTTATCGAAGTCAAAACTATTAAATTTTAAGGTATTAAACATACTAAGAAGTTTATCTTTTGTAACTATTCTTCTTTGTTTAGCCTTCTCTTTCATTTCTTTCATTCTATCTTCGAAAGAAGTATCTACTGCATTATTTTCCATAGTAATTTCTCCTATATATTATATGGGAGATTATAGGATGATTGTAAGATGTCAAATAAAAAAGCCCAGATACTGAAACATCTGGGCTATGAGTGATTGAGAATTAATCTTGTTATAAAGTATTAAATTATTTTCTCAACAAATTTTGCTAATTTTTCTAATAACCAACCTAACATTCTGATACCTCCTCAACTCTAAACTCTTCCATTTTTACTTTGCTAGGCTCTATAACTGTTATCATCCCCTCATTTTCTTGTTTGTTTAATCTGGATCCTTTATTCAAAATTAATTCTCCTGCATGGTTTTCATTTCTTGCCTCAACTTCATAAGTCATTAAGTTAGCCTCGTACACATGAACTTTATATTTATATTTAGGTGACATTTTGCTCATCTCCCATATCTAAAATTAAATCTACTAACTGAAATTTTATATCTTGGTATCTATCAAATAAAAAACTGTTTTCTTCCTTCAGTTCTGCCTCAGGATAAAATTTTGTTATTAAATCCTGTAAGGCTTTATCCATATCATCCTCATCAATTTCTATCATGTGCCTATATCCTTACGATCTATTTCTTTTATTTCAATAATCCTATGCTCTTTTACTGCAAGGTCACGGGAGACCACAGAGGATTCAGGTGTCTTTGCTCTCTCCAAAGCCTCATCAAAACTCTTAGCTTCAATGTAATGTTCCTGCTCTATAATCTTATGCATGATTACTTTAAATGTTTTCATTTTATCTCTCCTTTTACCATAATATTTTCCCGTTAGTGTCGCCCGATAAAATATTTTTATCGTCTTCTTTTAATTTTTCGATGTATTCATAAACCTTTGTAGTCAAGTCTTCACTTAATCTAATTTCATAAGTTGATTTGTCAGACTTCTCTACAAATACACCCCACTCTAATATTTTCATATTATCTCTCCTTATCTGGTGGGTGGTTTAGAAGGCATTTAACCTCTCAGCACCACCCGAGCTGTCTTGCAAGTTAAGTTTGCTTTTTTTAAAGTGGTTGAGATAAACTAGGGGCTACCCCTGAAACCAATCCACATTTCAACACAAACTCGTTATATTTTTTATCAGTGGAAATAACGCCCCCGTGTTTAGGAAGAACCACCAAGAGTTTAGTTTCATCAGCTAGATATGTATCTGCTTGTAGATCTTCTTCTAATACCTCTCTAGGACACGCCATTACTAGTAAGTACATTCACTGCGGAGAAAATGACTATTTGCATGTCCATAAAAATAACTTACCTATAAAGTTGGGATAGTCAAATCTTTTTTTATTTTTTTTCTATTTCTTTGTAATCAGCGTCTTGTATCAATTGATTTTCTCTTTGATAATTCTCTAACTTTTCTTTTAGTTCTTTCCTGGACATGTTATCTAATGAGGCAGTTACCACTTCTTTTCTATCAACATAATATCCACCTAACTGTCCCCTTCGATACTCAGCATTGATCGCTGCGGATATCTGATCCTTATCAATAGCTAAATCTCTTAATCTAGCTAATTCTCTAGCGTGTTTAGTAAACTCTATCTTTGCTGATTGAGCATAATCTTTTGTTAACTTATCAATAAATTCTACCACCTTAGGAAACATCTTAGGGTTTTGTAAATTACTAGCAATTTGTGTAGCTGATTTTTCTGAATAACCTGCTATTCTTGCACATTCTGTAGGTGTTGCCCTGCCATTCTCTTTTACCAATATCTGGGCAAAAGCTCTTTGTCTCCTGGTTAAGCCGTCTGCTTCAATTATATCGCCTAATGTTTTAGCCATTTTTATTTATCCTAAAGTAATGAAGTAATGGTAAAGTATTGTAAAAGTAATGCAATAAAGTATTGATATATATAGTAAATATATACATCATTACGCCATTACGTCTAAAAATAGAAATAGAAATTTTCTTATATATAATATTGTTAAGAATATAACTATATAGATTATTTTTTGAAAGCCTTGCCATATCCCCTCATAGCCAATCTACCTGCTACACGAGGCTTAGAACGGGTTTTTGGCATAGTTTTACCTATGGTCCCACCATTCTTCATTTTTTTTACTGCACCACCATCTTTACCTTTAGGTGGTTGAGCTTCACCTTTATCTTTAGCTCTTTGAAGTTCATCTAATATTTTCTCAAACTTTTTTCTTTCTTCTGGTGTAAACTCATCCCTATCCTTTTGAAATTGGTTTTCTGCCTGTTTAATTACATCCGAGTCATACTTTAATCCAAACCCGAAAGTAAACATATCATCAAATTTACTTCTGATTTTATCTTTTATTGACATTATTTTTTACCTTTTAAGGCTCTACCATATCCACGCAAGGCTAGTTTTCCTGCAACCTTTGACTTCTTTTTAGATACCATACCACCACCCTTAAGATCTGTGGCTTTCATTAATTGTTTGAGCTCTGTTTTGCTAATATTACCAGGTAAATCATTTGCTTTTTTATCAGCTTTTAATTTTTTAATATTTTCTAAAATTTTTTTAATTTTTCTGTTTGCTTGTTTTTCACTAACCATATCTAGGTTCAATTGTTGCATGTATTCCGCATCATCGCCACTGATGCCCGTTGCAATTTCTCTTTTTAACTTATCAACAGCGTCTTCGCTTCCTGTTCTGACAGCTTTTAATCTTTTATCTTTAGTTGACATTATCTTTTCCTTGCTGTTTTTTTAGACCTGGCAAAAGCTGCTGCGGTAGGCGCACCTTTAGCACCTTTTTTACGCATTTTTTCGCCTCTTTTGCGTTTAGCATGTATATTAGCGTAAAGACCTGGCCTAGACATTATCTTCTCTTTTTAATAGTTTTTTTCTTTTTCTTCATTAAACCACCTCTAGCCTTGTTTGTAGGCTTTGTTGTATCTTTGGCAGCTTTATCTAAATTTAGTAAGCCATCTTTGAGTTCTGCACCAATAATCTTTAAACCCGTATTTAATCCAATTCTACCTGATTTTACTGCAAAAATAGTTGAATCTATTTTCTTTTTATTTATGGTCATTATTTCTTATCCTTCTTTTTGGTTTTTTTCTTACGAAGTAATTTGAAATCTGCTCCTGTTATCTTACCATCTTTGTTGACATCAAGTTTTTTCTGTCCACCGACAAGACCACCAGCCTTCATGCATACACCGAAATCGTTTCTCATAACGCTATTTTTATCATTAATGCAAGGTTTTTTCTAGTTTAATTTTAGGATCATAACAATCACAGGGCAAGACGATGGCTCTTTCACCTACCACAAAAACTGTATATCCCTCACCAAAACAAAGTTCACAGATAGGATTAAATTTCTTTCTTAATCTTTTAGGTTTTCTCTTGCGATATACTTTTTTCCTGTCTTTAGCCATGCATCTTTTCCTAAAGCTATACATTGCTTAATAATAGTTTTTACAGGTAATCCTGTAGCCTGTCTTATTTCTGCAATAATTTCATAGTCCTCTATGTCTGTAGCTAAAGATTTGTACTTAGTTACATCAGTCATGTTTCATCCTTTCTGTTAAACATTTCTATTGATGTTCTTCCGCAATACACGGAGGGGTAATATCCTTGATCTGCTAATTTATCTACGACCAACTTACCTTCCGCAAAACATTCTCTCATTTCTAAATAGGGTTTATCAAAGATGACGATCTCACATAATTCATCATGTGGTAAATAATCATTTGCTATGCAAATCACCATAATCATCACATAGACCATTACTTACCTGCTTCACCCCAAGTTCTCCCTCCTCTTTCGTTTACCACACTTGGCACTCTTAATTTTTCTACACAATTTTCCATAATTTTCTTGACTTTATCAACTTGTTGGGAGTTTTCAAGGCTTATGTCTAGTTCGTCATGTATCTGTATTTCTGGTACAAAACCCTCGTTGTATAAATCCAACATTGCTTTTTTAGTTTGATCTGCTGCACTCCCTTGTATTAATCTGTTTAAAGCCTTGAAAGTAAACGCTCTCCTGATATCACCACCGTACTCAATCTCTGCTCTATCTCTTGGTAATGGTGTAGAGATACCCCATCGATTAGGTTCCCATAAAGTAAAGCGACACTTTCTCCCTAATAAAGTTCTTATATGTCCATGTCTACTCGCAGTTCTACTAGCTATTTCCTGGAGCTCTTTTATAAATGGCACAGTCTTATGATATTTGTTTAAAATTTGCTCTGCATCGTGAACCTCGAGCCCTAACTCTGTAGCCATCTTACCTTTACCCATGCCGTACATAATGCCTAAGTTTATACTCTTAGCCTCATCTCTTGATATATTAGCCATATCAGCTACCATTTGATGAAAGTCTACATCCTCACCACTATCATATTGTTCCATTACCTTTTCACTACCAGATAGACCACCCTTAGAACTCAAAGCATAATGAACCAAGATCCGTGGTTCTTGTTGCGAGTAATCAAAGACATGCCACTTTTTACCCTCCTCAGGCACAAAAATATTTTTAATCATATCAGCAATATATTTATTACGACTTGGCATTTGTTGTAAGTTAGGATTACTATAACTCATGCGACCAGATACTGTGCCACCCTTATCCGATCTTAGCTGATTAATCTCTGCATGAATCTTACCTTTATAAACATGCTTCTTGATCGTTTCGATAAATGTAGTTCGGGCCTTGTTTATTTCTCTACATTTCACTACTAACTGTGGTAGCTCGTGAGTATGAGTCGATAAAAAATTTTTAGCAAAGCTAGGAGCATTACTTTTTGGTGTACGATTATAAGGTATATCCAAAGCGTCAAAAGCTTTCGCAACCGATGCAGCAGCCCAAATCTCAACTTCTACTCCAGAGATATTTTTAATTTGTTTTAAAATTTTTTTCTCTTCAGACTTGAGCCTTGTTTCAAGTTTATCTAAATTATCCTCGTCAATGCAAACACCTTTCTTCTTCATAGCATAAGTCATGGGTATTAAATCAGTTTCAAGTTCTAGTATATGTCCACATTCTTCTTTTTCTATTTCGTGTTTTAATCGTTCATATAATTTTAATGTCAAAGCTGTATCTTGTTCTGCGTAATTACCAACATACATCGGTGGTAATTTATACATCTCCGACTTAGCATCGACACCAAACTCAGAGGCAGCGTCTTGTAAAGCTTGTTCACTTTTAGTTTCACCACAGTAATCGTAACCAAGCGAATTTAAATTATACCAACGTCTATTCTCATCAATTAAAGGAGCCATGATCATTGTATCGTGAACCCTGCCACCTAATTTAAAACCCTCAGCCTCTAACCAACCAATATCGTAAGATGAATTATGAAATAATTTTGGTGTATCAGAACCTAGTATCTTTTGTAAGGGACCACGAATAATACTTAAATCAAAGTTACCACCGCCCTCATGCCTTACAGGAAAATAACCTTTCCAACCGTCTACTGCTAAAGCAATCCCCGCAATAAAACCATCCTTACGACAATAGCCTGGACCCAATGTTTTAATGTTTGGATCGCAAGTTTCGACATCAATACAAATCATACTAGCATCACTCAGGTTTGGTACTTGCTGTGGTGGCACCCACTCTGGGGGTGTACTAAATGTTTTAGGTTTATCTTTCATTCTCTTTTAATATTTCTTTAACAACTTCAGAAATGTCCTCATGTAATATTTTTATTAACTTTTTATCTAATTGTACTGCTCGTCCTGGTTTTTTGTTGACATCGTTTCTTTCCTCTGTGGTCAGACTAAGCCACAACTTACCACAGTGATATGTTATTCTCATTGAAAAATCTCCGTAAATTCTCTTGAACTATTACTTCTAATAATGTGCAAAGATTTTTTAGCACGGGTTGCACCGACATAAAAAACTCTTCTCTCACTATCTCTATTGCGTAAAAAACTATCATCCGCTTTACGAGAAAGGTCTGTCAATAACATAACATGATCTGCCTCGCCACCTTTAGCACCATGTATGGTAGATAGTTTTATTCTTGGCTCTTGGCTAAGTTCTTTTTTATTGCGTAGCATAATAGATCTTAAATAAATAGATCTTGAGCTAGGCACTTTATCTAAAGCACTTTCCCACGGAACCGTGTTTTTTACAAGGAGCCCATAGCTTTCTCTAAGTTCCCTGTAAGAAAATGTTTGTCCTGGCACAGTCTGGAAGTTCATACCCTTAAAACCTCTCTTTACACCCTGTCCCACTGTCATGTAATAATAAATTGACTTAACATCATCAATTGTAATCTCTTGCTTTCTTCTTAATTTATTCCAAGAAGACACTGCATTAGATAATTTATTAGATATGGAAGGTTGATTACCTCGTGAATAAAAATGTCCGTATTGTTTAAGATCGTATTCTATCTGATCTAATAAATAATTTGTTCTAGCCAATATCATCCACTGTCCTTTGTTAAAACTATCGCTTGACAATCTGTAAGCGTAACTACGAGAAAAACCTTTATAATCTCTAGGCATCCATGATTTAGGTTGTCTATGTTTTATTCTGGTTATTAATCTGTCCGCAATATCGTGGGATGACTTTGGTATGCGATAAGACTGTTGCAATACTTCTTTTTCCCAATCTGGTGCGTTTATTAATCTTGACGGATCAGCACCTGCCCAATCAAAAATAGCCTGGTCATCATCTCCTGCTAAGTAGACCCGTGCTGCGTGTTTCATAATCTTATCAATTACTTTCCATTGTAAATTAGACATGTCTTGTGCTTCATCAACGATAACAACCTCAAGTTTAGGAACTGTGCCTTGACTACAAAAATCCTCTAATAAATCAGTATAATCTCTTACATGCATGGTATCTTTATATTTAATTAAAGATTTAGTTATATAATTAGTTTTTTCATAGCCTCCATCAACTTGACCAAAAAGATTATATTCTTTTTTTAATGTGGTTCCCCTAGCACGTGATAAGTCGTATATATGGAGATGTTCATTATTATGGATAGACACACCAACCTCATCGGCTGATGTCACGCTTACTAGGGGAACTTTTATAATATCCGATAACTCGGCATAATGTTTTGGTTTCATAATTTCATCCTGAGAATAATTCATAGACTTAAATACAAATGAATGAATAGTTCGAAACCAAGTTAAATCTTTTTTATCTAATTTAAATTTTGTACAGGCTCTTTGCACTGCCTCCTGTGCAGCTTTCCGGGTGAAAGCAAGATAAGCTATACGATCAGGTGGGACACCAATTCGTAATTCTTGTTCTACTATCTCTAATAGTCTTGTTGTTTTACCTGTTCCAGGTGGTCCAAAAATTATTTTCTTCATATTATTTTGCACACACCTTCTTCATCAACATAAATAAATTTTACTCCTAGTTCTTTTTGTATATCAGATTTAGATCTATAAATCATTTTACCTTTTAATTTATTAATCTTGACATCATCACTATATTTCTGAACAGATTTTACATCGAACAAAATAATCTCGTGATCTTTCATAGCTATTATATCTACGGGACCATTCTTATAAACATTATCAAATACGATATATCCTTGTTGTGCTAAATATAAAATTGCCGTTTGATGACTTACGTTACCTTTTAATGCACTCGCAGGACTACTGTTCATAATAAAGCATCCGATCCGTCATCCATATCTGGAACTGAGAAGCTTGTTTCGTGTGACCTCTCATGTGGCACTGTCCACACAAACTCTGTTTTATTATTAATAGATAAACGATGATCTCCACCTCTTCTTTTTAATCTTATATGTGCAGCCATCTCTGTTGTAGTCATACCTTTAAACTTTTTCTTCTCTTCTAAAAAATTAATTAAAAATTCCATTTTAAAAT